TCAGGGTGCTGTGCGGAACAGACTCATCTGATTGAGGTTACGATCCCGGAAGTTCGCCCTGGCGAGCAGCTTGCGGATCCCTTGCTCAGACATTCTGTATCGCTTCGCCAAGCCCGGAACTGTAGCCCCATTGCGGTGGGCGTCCAGTATCTCACGCTCGCGTGGGCTGAGCTTGAATGAGGCGTCCTGGGGAAAGTAGATGGTCTGGCCGCCCCAGTCTTCGGCCAAGGTGTCCGCCACCGCCGCGCCGATCTGCTCTGCGAAGTCGTCGCCGAGGCCGAGCGCACGCGCAGCCGTAGCCGCCGCCGAAGCGGCATTGGCCAAGAGCTCGTTGCGGCGGGCCTCCATCGACTTCATGCCGAAGGGGCCTCCCGCCGGGCGCGGCGATTGGCATCGATCTGAAGAGCGGCAATCACTTTGGACAACTGATCCGGGTTGCACCATTCCAGGCGTCCTACCTTGAACATGTGGCGGGCCACCGAATGGGCATATTCCCACTCGCGCCCCGAATCAGCCAGCAGGGCTTCGATCTTGGACAGCTGAGGGGATAGGTCGCCCTTGGGGCGGCCTGCCCATCGTTTGGCTGCGTACGCCGCCTTGGCGGGAATTCCACCCAGGCGACGCAGCTCGTTGGCGATCGCATCGAGCTGCCGGCGATCGCACTTGCCGGCGCTTCGCTGGGCGGCCCCGTGCTCCTTGGAGACGCGCTCAACCAGGTCACGGTAGACGTCCTCGGAGAGGCCGAGCTTCTTGGCGCCGGCGTGGATCGCGGCCAGCACCCGGTTACGGCCGTCGCCGGCCTTGCGAACGCGCGTCATGCCTTGCTCCTTGCGCCCTGAGCGGCCCGGAGGGCGGTCTGCCATGCCGGCACTTCCTGACCGGCATGATCCAAGAGCCGCCGCAGCCCTTCGCGCGCACCAGGCACGATACGGCCGCCGTCCTTCAGGACGGCGGCCACCTGGGACTTCTTCGTCAGCGGATTGCGGCGGATCAGCGGCCCCTCGCTCGCGGCCAGCTCTGGCGGGAGCCGGAAAAGCGGGACGGTGTAGGTTGCCCGCATGGCCGGCCAGTGGCCGCGCTGGCTCTCACTGCCCATCTCCATGAGGTCCGCCGCCACTGCCCGCCGCAGTTCGCGGTCGGCGAAGAACGCTGGCGTCGAACCAGGCGGCATCAGGTAGCCAAGAACCGCATCCACCGCCGCTCGAATGGCTGAGCGTGACGGGCCGTTGGCCACGGCGCGAGGCGCAGCCTTGTAGGCCCGCCATGCCGCGTCGTACACGGTCTCATCCATGAGATACCTCCACTTCCTCGACCTGCATGAGGCAGGAATCGAGATCGGGCCGGTCGTCCCAATCGACCAAGCGGATGCCGTGGGGCGACGGCCAGCCCTCCAGTTGATCGAACTCACGCTGCATACCCTCGGTCGAGTAGCTGGAGTTCACGTCCAGCACCCACCCCATGAACTCGGCACCCGCCATCTTGATGACGGCCAGTACCGCGTCGCCGTCGGCTTCTCCAAGGCGCTCATCGGCACCGGTCCAGAACTTGTTGATTTCCGTCGCCAGCTTCGGCGTCAAGATGCTGTGGTCGATCTCAAGCTGTACCTGGCCTTCGCCCCAGTCACGTTCAATCTTGTAGCGCTTGATGGTCATGCCGGGCCTCACGGGTTCGTTGAAAGGTGGAAGGCCTGTTCCAGCACCAGGAACAGGCGGCGAATCTCGCCGCTCTGCAGGGCAAAGCGGGCGTCGAACTCGGCGCGGCGGCCGTCGGCATCGGCCTGCTCCAGTTGGGAGAGCGCGCAGTCCAGGAACTTCAGCTTGCGCAACACCAGGTCATCGCCCAGCTCGAAGGACAGCGCGTCCTCCAGCACCAGGGCCAGCTTGGTGACCTGCTTGCCGGCATCCAGGTGCTTGTCGATCTCGTCGCTGCGCAGTTCCTGGTCGCTGCAGCGCACCTTGGCGCCACCCTCGACCGGATCGCGCAGCTCGGCGGACTCTCCAAGGGATAGCCCGTCCGGCAGCGGCTCGCCGGCGATCCAGCCGGTCAGGATCGAGCGCGGCGCGACCTGGGCATTCAGCGGGACTGCCGGGAAGCCGCCCAGCAGGCCGCGGATATCGGACACGAAGGCCTCGCCCACCTTGCGGCTGGAGGTGTCCACGGCCACATAGCCGTGGGTCAGGTCCAAGATCGCGTCGTGGCGAGTGTTCTTGACGAAGGCCTTGGGCAGCAGCTCGTGCAAGATGTCGTCCTTCATGCGCTTGCGCTCACGGCCACCGGGTCGACGCCCCTGTTCCTGTTCCATGACCTGAAGACGACTCTCCAGCGCACGGTTGACCACCGCGCTGGGCAGAATCTTGTTCTCGCCACCCACTGTCAGCCAGAGGAAGTCGCCCTGTCGGCACGACAGGCGCTCCTGCTCCTCACGGCCGAAGGGGGAAATGAAGCCGCGCGAGTTCATTTCCAGCGGTCCAACCGGCTTCAGAACGCCATACGGCAGCACGGATTCGACTTCGGAGAAGTCGGTGCTGGTCGGAAAGCGGAACAGCACCAGGTTACGCATGAACATGGCGGTTCTCCTTTGGGTCGGTGTTGAGGTTGCTGGCGCGCAGTGCGCCCCAGCGCAGCCGACGCGGGTGCTGGGAACACCACGCAAGCCAAGCCCCAAGCGCGTCACCCTTTGCCCGCTGCGTCTGCGCCTCTGGCACACCCGGTACAAGCAGCACCCCCTGCATCACTCCCTTTCCGTGCCTGGCTGCGACGCTGATCACCTTGCGCAGCTGCGCGCTGCTCCATTCGGCAATGAAGATTGCGCCGTCCGGCACGTTTGTTCCGAAGCCGATCTGGCCATTGGCCCAGCAGTACGCGATCACAATTGCACCTCGCAGATGGATTTCTGAACCTCGTGGATCAGATCCAAACGTTGGTTGGCGGCAGCCAGCGCGGCGGCCATCGCGCCCACCGCCTGCTGAGCGCAGGGGCCGCACATGGGCGACTCGGGCGCACCGGTGGGCATGTCGCAGTTGACGCAGGCATGACGCGGGCCGGTGGTGGCCACCTCGGGGTCGGTGCGATCTTCGAAGTGCAGCAGCGCCGGCTGGGAGATGTGGCGCTTCAGGCACCAGGGCAACGCGTCTCCGCGCGCCTCGATGTACCGCACTGCCTGACGGACGGCATAGCGAGCAGCGGTCGCGTCTTCGCCTTGAACGTTGCCGCAGGTGGCGTCGAAAAAGCGCAACCCGTCCAGCTCGACGGCCAGAGCGTGGATCTCGAGGTCGGCCCGCGCCGCTCGGTCGGCGATCTCCACCGCCAGAGCCAAGGTGCTGGCATTGAGTGCACCGCGAACGCCGTCGAAGCGGAAGGTGCAGGTATCTCGGATCTTCGGCATGTCAGACTCCTGCCACGTCGAGGGAAATCGGCTGGTACTGACCCCGTGCATCGCGCTCGTAGAAGCGCACGTAGGTCTTGCTGCCCACCACCGTCACCGCATCACTGATCGCGGTCATTGCCCGCTGCCAGCGGGCGTCATCGAACTGCAGCCGGCGCAGTGACAGCACCTCTGCCGTCTTGATGCTGCCGTCCTGGCCCACCTTGAAGGCGCTGTTGACCAGGGTGCGCAGCTCGGCGCGCGAGCCTTCGGTCCAGTCGTTGAGGCACTCATCGATCAGTGCCTTGGCGGCCTGCAGGCGCTCATCGAACTGGATTGTGTCCTGGCAGGCGCGCAGGATCTTGAAGCGGCCATCGTAGGAATACAGGCTGACGTTGCCCTTGTCACCGCCGATCTTGGCGCCGTACTGCTCGCCGCTGAGCTGCACGAACGCGCCGATATCGGCGAACGTATCCGCCTTGAAGGTGCGCAGTGCTTCGCGCAGTTCCAGGGCGCGCTGGATCTTCTCCTGCACCAGCTGGTCACGCGCCAGATCGATCGGCTTGATCTGTGCCTCGGGCACCAGCCGACCGTTACGGTCTTCGCGGTAGCCTTCGGGAATGGATGGGGTCATTGGGCGCCTCCTTGGGCGGCGGGGGTGACAAACGGTTGAGTGGGCCGAAGGACATCGGGGACGCCTTCGACATGGATAGGGCTGGTGGCGGTGAACCAGTCGGCGCGCCAACGGCGGGCGGCATCCAGCGAGATGCCGAGCAGGCCGGAAATGCGCTGTGGTGTGAGCTGGCGCGGGTTCTGCGTACGCGCCCACAGCGCAAAGCGCATCGCGCGCAGGTGGTCGTAGCGCTGGCGGCCGGTGCGTGCCATCACTCCACCCCACCGAAGATGCGATCGAAGTGGCTATGCAGCGAATCGACCAAGCGACCACCGAGGTAAGGCGGCAGCTCGCCTTCCAGATCCTCCTGGGACTGACACACGGTGCCGATGGAGGGCATCAGCGGGCCTTTGTCGAAGGCGGGACCTTCGTAACCGCCAGCAGCAGATCGGGCCTTCTGCGCCCCTGTCGTACCCGGCCGAATGCCGCGCACACGCTGTGCCTGCGCGGCCGCCAGAGCCACCTGGTCGATCTTCCAGTCGGGGTTGAGGCGGTAGTTGCGGGCCACCCCTTCGCCAACGCGCAGGATCATTCCGCACCGCACCGCCTTGGCGACCGCGTTGGACACATAGCCGCGGTAATGGAAGCCATGCTCCATCACCCGGTCGATCAGATCCGCAGAACGGACCACGCTGGCGCCCAGTGACAGGGCGATGGCGTGCTGCATTGCGACGCTGGGGATAGCACTCATGGCTGGACCACCTGCGGCTGGGTGATGCCGGCTTCCGTACGCGTCAGCACGATGACCGGTGCAGGGCTGGGCGTGGTGCGGGCGACCACGCAAACCACCGCGCGGTGCTTGCCGTCGACCTTGCTGCGGGCTTGGGCATCTTCGATCGCCTTGGCCGAGTCGGTGAAGGTGTCGCCACCCACCCACTCAGCAGGGACCACCAGGAACTGGCCGCGCTCAGCCATGAGCCACCTCCCGCAGCATCGGAGGACGCTGGGTCCACTCCAGCTGCACGCCCTGGTACTCGGCGGCCATCACGCGGTCCTGGCCGCCGCTGCCGTTGGGCTGCCGGCGCTTGAGGTGGCCACCCACCATCGTGGGAGGGCGGTCCAGAATCAGTACCGCACGGCGGCCATTGCTGTGCAGGCCCAGTATCTCGATGCCGCTGTTCTCCAGCTCGCGGGCAGTGTTCGCGGCGGCATACAGCACATCGGAGTTACGTTCATGGTTCATGGTTGGAATCCTCGTCGGTAGCGGGCTTGTCCAGCCCGAGTTGTCCGTACAGATCCGGGAGCGCAACGCGTTTCATCGCGCTGACCTGCTCCAGGGAGGTCATGGCGCGCCCGACCAGGAAGGTGCAGGCGCGGTCCAGTTCGGCCGCACTGGCGGCAAGGTGGTAACCGTGAGCCGGGTGGGCGCAGATCGGGTGCCCCTCGCGCCGCAGCTGCTCGATGATCTGGCGCAGGCGGCGCTCGTCGGCGGTGCTGGTGCGTGAGGTGATCTGCTGCACCAGGTCGCGGGCGGTGATGCCGTTGACGGCGCCGCGACGGCCCTGCAACTGCAAAAGCACCGTCTGTGGGGACAGCTCTTGCGGTAGCAGGGCCAGCTGCATGTCAGATGGCCCCCCGATCAATGCCGGCGGCAATCGCCAGGTCCAGAATCTCGTCCAGTTCCAGCAGCCAGCGCTTGTTGGTGCTCTGCGAGATCACCAGCACGCCGGTGTGGATCCACACCTCGATCAGGTACTCACACCTGGAGTCAGGGTCCTGTACCTGGATAGCCCCCACTCGCGACGCTGTGGGGAACATGTGGCAGTCCTGCACCAGCACCCCGATGGACTTCTTTCGCTGGGGGTGCTGCGCGCTATGGCGCTTGCGGTTGTGCACCTGGCCAAGGCAACGCTGGAGGGTCGGAACGGCCATCATTCCTCCTCGTCGTCATCGCCGTCGCGCAGCTGGTCGACCAACGCTCGCAGCTGCTGCAGGTTGAGGTTGTCCAGCAGCGAGGCCATGCCCTGGCCGTCGCGCCACTCGATGCCGGCACGGTGGAACAGGTCGCGGTGCATCACCGTTACCTGCCGGTCGGGCAGCTCGGCATCGCGCATCAAGTAGAAGGCGAAGCTGCGCAGGTACTGCGCCCCAGAGGTGTTGAAATCAGCCATGAGCCACCCCTTCACGCCGCAGCACATCGGCCGGAACATGGGCAGTGATGCGCTCCCAGTTGGCGCGCGGCACGATCACTACCTGCAGGATGTCCACGTTGATCGGCTCGGGCTTATCCTGAATTTCGAAGGGAATCAGGATGACCTGATTTGCGAACGCCCACGCTTCGCTCTCCGGTACCCTCACCATGCCCTCTGCGGCCGGCCAGCCTTCAGTTCGGATCGCCATATCAGCAGCCCCCCTGTTCGTCGCGAAGGCGCAACAGTCGTTCCAGCTCTGCGGTGCCAAGGGCTAGTCCCCGAACGACGTTCTGAATGCGGGTCTCAACGTCATCCTCTGGATCGTCCTCCAGTCGACTGAGGCCCTCCCAGGCGCTGGGGTTGAATGCACTGCCGGCAACCAACTGCTGAAGTGGGGCGATTTCCATCGCGCCGTTCGCATCGACACTGACAACGTCCTGGTTCATCCACGACGGGAGCAGATAGAAGGCCGCAGCTGCTGCAAGTTCCTCCTGCGCGTGCTCGTCGTCGTGCTCGGCGGAATAGCCCTTCTCATTGACCTGCCGGTGACGTTCATCAGCGACAAGGTCAAGGGCAGTTTTGAGCGAAATGGTCAGATCCGAGCGCATCTCACACCCCCCGCACGACGTCAGCGGTGACGGTCGGCACGCCGAGGTCAGCGGCGCGGTTCATCGCGGCGGTGAGCGCGTTCTGGACGGCCAGCGGGTAGAGCAGCGAGCCCGCACCGCGCGAGGGAACCAGCTTGGTGCGCAGCGCGTCGATGGCACTCTGTTCCACCACCTTGTCCAGCGGCACCTGGGCACGCTTGAAGCGGTGCGCCAGGTAGGCGCCCAGCTCGTTGTCCAGCGGCGGCAGCGTGATAATTTCAATGCGCTGTACTACTTCGCGCACCTCCGGGTTGTGTTCGGAGAGCTTCACGCCCAGCTCGGGCTGACCGATCAGGATCACCGACAGCAGCGGGCGCAGCCCGTCCTTCAGCTCGCGGAAGCGCTTGAGGTGCTTCAGGGTCGGCAGCGGCAGGCTGTGGGCCTCTTCGATCACCAGGACGTGGCTGTGACCGGCGCGGGCGCTGTCACGCAGCGACTCGTGCAACTGGCGGAAGCGGGCTTCGGGGCTGCTCTTCGGCTTGGCCAGCGGTGCGACGGCGGCCATGATCGCCTCGGCGATGTGGTGGCTGCGCAGGGTCTTGCCCACCGCATCGCTGCCTTCGCTGGCCAGCACGTAGGGCTGGATCACGATGACGGCCTGCTCCTCGCGCTGGATGCGATCGACCAGGTCTTCGCGCAGCGTGCTCTTGCCGGCACCGCTCTCGCCGATCACCGCGGCAAAGCCGCCGTGACGGGCCACCTGGTACATGCTCTCGCGGACATAGCGGATATCCGGGGAGAGGAACACCTCGTCGGCGCTGGCCGGATCGGCGAAGGGATTGGTGGTCAGGCCGAAGTGGCGCTTGGCCTGTGGGGTCAATGCCTGAAAACGCAGTAGCATGGGATCTTCCTCGTCGTGAATGTCGTTGTCGTTATCGGTGTCTTGCGGTGGGGAAACCGGGGCCGGCGTGTTGGAGCACGTCGGCCCCTCCTTTTCATGCCAGTGGGCGTCGGTCACGCCGTGCTGGGTCAGGCAGGAACTGATGGCAGCGCGCACCACTGCCGGATCGCAGCTGGTGGGCAGCTGGCCGTGATTGATCAGGGCATTGAGGGCCGGTCGGCTCAGGCCGGCAGCTGTGGCCAGCACGCCCTGTTTGATGCCTGCGTCGGTGAGCAGGCGCTTCAGGCGCAGCGTCATGCCACACCTCCTTCAACCAGGCGCAGGCCACCGCGATCCGGTGCTGCCAGGGTGTGTGCCCAGGATTCGACCTGATCGACCGGCAGGCCTTCAGGCCAGCGCTGGGCGGTACGGGCGTAGTGGTCAGGCGACCAGGCCGAACCGGCTGCCTCCACCAGCGGTTTCAGGCGCATGGCCGCCTCCACATGGTTCAGTGGCGGCAGCTCGGCGCGGATCGGCGCAGGCTCGATGCGCTGGGCCGCCAGCACCTGTGGTGCATCGACCTGGGCGATGCGTCCCGAGCGCGGCAGGCTCGGCGTCACATTGGCTTCGCGCAGGTGCTTCATCGGATCCACTTGGCCCCCGAAGGCCACTCGCTTTGCCTTGCGTGCCACAGCGGCCTCAGCATCGGTGTGGACCTGCATGGCCAGCCGATCCAGTTCCTTGCGAGCTGCGTCGGCCGGCGTCTCCGGAGCGGTCCGGTACTCCGTGCCAACCTGGGCAGCGCTGTCCAGGAAGCCCCAGTCGTCGCGTCCGATGCGCGGTGCGATGTAGTGCACAGGCGCGCAGTCCTGTGTGCCTGGCATCAGCACGCGTACGCTGCCCTCCGGATCCAGAGCATTGACCACCACGTCTACGCGCTGACCGTTGATCAGTCCCGGCACCCCACGCACGTCGTACTGCTGTGCCCGGAAGCGGATCATGCAATCGCGTACGGTGCAGGCCTTGGGCGCGCTGGTGGCCAGCTGTCGCAGCACTTCCACGGCCGGTGCCAGGCGCAGCTGGTCCTGGGTGATGCGCAGCCACCCATCACGGCGCGTGTAGCCGGTGCGGCTGTGGATGCGGGTGGCGTTGTAGGCCTGTGCCCACTGCTGGGCCAGGGTATTGATTTCCTCCAGACTGGTGACCGGTGCACGCAGCTTGAGCAGGGCCTCGAAGTGGGTTTCGATCAGGTAATTCGCGTTCTCGACCTGGCCCTTGGCGCGTGCATTGCCCACTTCATTGATGATCGGCTCGATCCCGCAGGCCGCCAGGAAGCTGCTGGTGCTGGTGGCCGTCATGGCACTGCCGGGATCCATCATCAGCAACTTGGGAACGCCGTGCATCGTGCCGATTTCGCGCCGTGTCATTGCGTGGATCAGGGCCGACAGCAGGTTGGCGCTGCTTTCGGCACCCAGCACGTAGAACAGCTCGATCGCACCGCTGGCGTGGTCGGTGATGGCATAGCGCCACAGGCGGCGTTCTGCGATCTTGGTGAAGTTGCCGGGCTTGCCGCGATAGAACTCGCGCTTGTCCATCACCCGTGTGCCGTCATCAGCCAGGTAGAACTGGCGGCTGACCGAGGCGTCGATCTGCCACAGGTGGTTGGGATGCGGGGAGGACAGCCGTGCAGCCGGTGTGGCCGCTGCCAGCTGGTCACGGTGGAAGCCGTAATGGCGGATGGCGCGACAGATCGCCGAGGTGCTCAGCGGGACAATCTCGCCCGTCGCCTTGTCCACGCGCATTGCCTCGATCCTGCCGTTGGCACGCAAGGCATCCACGGCCTCCTCGACCGGCAGCGCACCGGTACCGGTAAGGCGACGGGTTTCCTCGACGATGGCCGCGATCGAGGCCGCTTCGTCACGGGTAAGTGACAGTTCGCCCGCATCGGACCTGCGCTTGCGGGGTTTGAGGGCCGCCGTCACCTTCGACAGGTGGCGGTAGGCCGTCTGGACCGAGCATCCCAGCTGCTCGGCCAGCGCGGAGGCGATGCGCCCCTTGCTGCCGTGCGGCGCCGCCAGCAACTGGCTGGCCGCAGCCTGGATGAGGACCTCGGACACGTCAGATCCCCGCGTCGTTGGTGACAGGGATCGCGATGGCCAGTTCCTCATCGTCGCGGGCGATGCGCACCGAGGTGAGGAGCCGGCCGATCACGTCGCTCAGGAACAGCGCCGCATCTTCCTCGACGTGGTTGTCGCACGCGAAGTCGGCCAGTTCCAGGATCGCCGCGCGAAGGCCATTGCCCTGGCCGCCGATGGCAGCCAGCACAGTCTGCTCAGCTTCGGTGACCGACTGCTTGAGCGTGACGAGCCGTTCGTCAGGGGTGGCGCTCTTCCAGCGATGCTGTGCCTTGAGGGTCTTCTCATGCTCCTTGTTCAGATCCTCGCTCAACTTGTTGATGCGCTGATCCTTTGCGTCCAGATCGGCGCGAGCGTCCCGAATGGCGGCGCGCAGTTCGGCACGGGACATCGTCTCGATGTCATCGAGAGACAGTCCGCCGGTTTCACCCTGCTCGGCGAGCTCAGCGAACTGCTCCTCTGGCAGGGACAGGAGTTCGATGAGGCGGCTCTGGCTCTTGGTGGCTTCGATCAAATGTTTCGCATGCGAAACATTTGGGAGCATGGCCACACGCTTGGATGCTTCCATCATCCGGAACGCCTGAGCCTTGCCAATGCCCAAGCGATCAAGCATTCCCTGCCATTCACCATGTTCGGCGCATTCCCGAGCCACGACCAGGTAGCGACCGGCGCGCAGGAAGGCTTCGCAGCCCCGGCGCAGCTCGCCCCGGATGGCGTTCTCATAGTGATCCGGGTGCCACGGCAGGCCGTCACCGAACTGGTCCACCACCTCGGTTTGGTGCTCGCCCAGCGTCACCAGTTCCTGGTTGCGCTCGGCCAGCTTGCCTGCATCCAGCTCCGTACCCACAGGCTCGGCCTGGGCCAGCGGCTTGGCGCCGCGCTTGTTGGGTTGCTTCTCTGCCATTTCGATCCTCGTCATCAGTTGGGGCTACGGCTGTAGCGGTTCTTGAAGTCGTCCAGTTGCCGTTCTTCACGGGCCACCTCGGCCTGATGGGCCAGGGCGATCTGGACAATTCGGGGGGACAAGCGCCAGTTGTCCTGGTCGAAGGGGGAGCGCTCGACCAGGCCGTCCTCGGCCAATCGCTGCAGGTTGCGCAGCGTGGTGCTGGGGGATTCGCCGATGCCGTCGGCAATGGGTTTCAGGCGCAGGCCGGTGCGGCTGTGCCCGGCCAAGGCGAACAGCAGACGGGCGAAGATGCTTTGCTCGCTCATGCCGCAGCTCCCTGCTGGCGGCGGGCCAGCTCCTTCAGGATGCGAACGGCGCGGCGATCGGCCGCGTCCACGGCACCAGCCAGCGGCAGGGTGTGGGCCAGCGGCTCGTCCGATTCGACGGCGCACTGCCAGTTGTTCACAGCGGTGGCGTACTGGTCACGGGCCGAGGCAAGCAACAGCTCCAGTTCGCGGGTCGGGACTTCGTCCAGGGGGCGGCCGGCGGTGCTCATGCTGAGGCGCTCAGGCCTGCGGCCTTCAGCAGCCGGCGCCGCAGGGCCTGACCCTTCGGGCCATTCCAGCGTCCGATGAGGACGTCTCGGGCGTTCTGCGGCGGGACGCCGTTCTCCATGCACCAGCCGCGGAGACTGGTGCCCTTGCCAACGAAGGCGGTGCGGACCTTGAGGTGAAGATCCAGGCTGGGGGCGGGTTCGCTCATCGCGTGTATCCTTTGATCCTTGTTCCATTGGTTGGCTGCTTTGGGCGCTGCCAGTGGAAGTAATCATGGTACGGATTTCCGTGCCTGTCAACACATATGGCATGGAATTTCGTATGACGATCGGAACCCGTCTGAAGAGCGAGCGGGAACGCTTGGGCCTCACGCTGCCTGAGTTCGCAGAACTCGCTGGCGCGAAGAAGAACACCGTGATTGATTGGCAGAGAGATGCATCCAGCCCTCCTGCCGCCAAGCTGGCTGCGCTTGCTGATGCGGGAGTGGATCCGCTTTACGTGCTGACGGGGCAACGCAGCATCGCACGCCCCGGCATGACGGACACTGAGATAGAGCAGTTCAATGACGTGGTGGATACGTTCTGGGCGCTGTCCGATCCCGGTCGCGTAATGGCCTTGAACATGCTGACTGCACTGCTGGCAAAGGAAACCCAAGAAGGGTCTTCTCGGGGACTGCGTAAGCCAAAGACCTGAGTCCGTAGATGACCTGCTGTTGAGCTTTAAAGGGCGCATTTTTCAATGCGCAGAATTCAAATCGGACAAGGAGGCGTCATGAAGAAGCTGGTTTTTTCGCTCGCGGTTCTGTTGGTCTTGCTCGGTGCAAAGGCGGTAATTGGCCAGGACTTCAAAGACCAGAATCTCAAGCATCTAGTCATCGGAAAAACAACGCTGAGCGAGGCGGCCGCCCTCTTGGAAGCGCCGCCGCTGCGATCATCGGTTGGGGCAAGCGGCGCTACTGGCTACACCTGGCAATACATCCAGTCGAAAGCCAGTCTTTGGACTGGCAATGTGCGCAGCTCCAGTAAGCAGGTCATCCTGGTCTTCAATACGGATGGAACATTCCAGAGAATTTTCCAAATGGATGGCATCCAGCTCCCGCCTGAGGATCTCGAGAGGCTTTTCAGTCAGCCTGCTGCCGAGCACGCGCACAGGCAACAGAACCAAGTGAATTCACGAGCTGTTCCAGACTGACTCGGGGCGATCGAGATCTGACGGTCCGCCCGTTGTGATGTTGATCGCAATGAAAGGCCACACTCTCACGCGCGCGCGTGAGGTTCCTCGAAACCAGTTTCAAAGACGACGATCAGTCAAAGACTGAAACTCTGCCCATCGGTTTGGTGTGCGCATGGCGCACCTGGCCGGCGGGCATCCTCGTCTGCCCGTCGGCCATCTTTCCCTGGAGATGGCGCATGGCAGCAGAGCAATCCGGTAACAAAGCACTGCCCATCGCGGGCGGAATGCTGGCGACCATGCTGGCGTTGCTGCTCGGGCTGGTACAGCCCTTTGAGGGCTACTCGGCCCAGCCCTACCGCGATGTAGTCGGCAAACTGACGGTTTGCTACGGCCATACGGCAAACGTCGAACAGCGCACCTACACCCGCGCCGAATGCGAGCGCCTGCTCCAGTCGGACCTTGGTGTTGCCTGGAACACCGTACAGAGCTGCATCAAGGCGCCGATGACGGACTATCAGGCGGCTGCCCTGACGTCCTTCGCCTTCAACGTGGGTCCTGGCGGTGCCGGGGTCAAGGATGGACTGTGCTTCCTGCGTAACGGTCAGCAGCCGCGCATCCGCGTCTACGCCAACCAGGGGCGCTGGGATCTGGCCTGTGCCCAGTTGAGCAACTGGGCCAATGCCGGCGGCAAGCCCTACAAAGGCCTGGAGCGCCGCCGCACGGCCGAGCGTGCGATGTGCGAGGGCCGGCACTGATGGTCCGCACCCTGATCGCAACGGTCGCCCTGCTGCTGGTGCTCCTGCTGGTGGCCATTGCCGCAGCACTTCTCTACCGCGGCAATGCCCTGGACGCGCAGGCTCGTGACGCCACGGCGCAGCAGCGTGTGACCACGCTTGAATCGCAGCTTGAAGACGAGCGCAGCGCTCGTGGCATCGAGCACACCCAGGCCAAGGCGATGGCCCAGATCGGAGACGAACATGAAAATGATCGGGAGGCGTCCGCGTCCGTCCCTGCTGCCGTTGTGGCTGACGTGCGTACTGGCGATCTCAAGCTGCGCAACGACCTCGCCACCTGCCACACCGCTCGCCTGTCCCAAGCCGTCTCTGGCGCCGTCGAACGTGATGCGAGCGCCCAACTACGAGCAGAGGTCGCGGGCGATCTTGTTCGAATCGGACGCGACGCCGACAACCACGTCCGGGCCTGCCAGCGCGCCATCGGTGTCCTCACCGGACAGCAACCTTCCGTCGAGGCCAACCCATGATCGTTGAAGTGCAGCCGCTCTACCTGGTGTGGTTCGCCGGCATCGGCATCACCCTGCTCGGCGGCCTGATCGCCGGCGGTCGCTGGCTGGTCAACCAGCTGCAGCAACGCACTGATCAGCAGTTGGCCATCCTGATCAACGACAGCAAGCGCTGGCGCGAGGTTGAGAGCCACCTCACCGACTTCCGTCTGGAAGTTGCGAAGGAATACGTCCGCCGCGAGGACTATGCCCGCGGGCAGAGCGTCATCGAGGCAAAGCTCGATGCAGTGGCCTCGAAGATCACGAACATGCAAAGCAAGGGGAACACGCCGTGAGTCACGGAAATCAGGGCCCGGATCTGGGTAAGTTGCGCCGGGAGCAGCTGCGCTGGCTGATGCTGCTGGTGCTGGATCGCTCTCGCCCGTATCCGATCGGCGAAGCCGTCCTGGCCGGCGCCGCCCAGGACATGTATCCGGATGCCACCGCTTTGGAAGTGCGCAGGGAGCTGGATTACCTGGACACCCGCCGCCTGATCGACATCACCAAATCCCCTTCGGGGCCGTGGTCGGCTGAGCTGACGCGCCACGGTGTGGATATTGTCGAGTACAGCATCGACTGCGGGCCGGGCATCGCGCGCCCACCGAAGTACTGGTGATCCCATGCCTCCCGTGAGCAAGATCGACCTATTGCCGGCCGAGGTGCGCGACGAACTGGATCGGCGCCTGGTCGCCAATGCCTTCGGCGGCAGCATCTCGCTGTCCGAATGGCTCGGCGAGCAGGGCTATGAGATCAGCAAGACCACCGTCAACGAGCGGGCCAAGCGGCTCAAGCGCCGCCTGGCCTCGATCAGCGCCAGCACCGAAGCCATGAAGCTGGTGGCCGAGCAGGCGCCGGACAATGCCGCCGAGCGCGGCAGCGCGCTGATGGGCCTGCTGCAGACCGACCTGTTCGAAGCACTGCTGCAGTTTCAGGAGGCGGCCGACCAGGACGATGAGAGCATTTCCCCCGCCGATCGCATTGCGCTGTACAGCAAGGCGGCCAAGGCCATTGCCGAGCTGACCCGATCTTCCATCGTGCGAGAGAAATGGGCCGGCGAAATCCGCCAGAAGGCGCTGGTCGACGCGGCCAGCCGGGTCGAGGAGGCTGCACGGGCAAAGGGCCTGGACGCTGAGGGCGTGGAGTTCTGGCGCAACAAGGTGCTGCATGGAGTCGGCTAAGTGAGTGCACTGGGACCCCTACCGGATACCGAGCGCGTCCTGGACTGGGATGAGCTGCCTGAGAGCGTGCGCTCGATCTCGGCCAACTTTGACCCCAGCAAGGCTGGCGTGCTGATGGCCCATCAGTCCGAATGGATCCGGATGCAGGAAGGGCTGGATATCGCGGTCTGCGAGAAGGGGCGTCGTACCGGCATCACCTTCGCCCAGGCGTTGAGTGACACCATCACCGCAGCCTCTGCCAAGGACGCCGGCGGCGACAACGTGTGGTACATGGCCGACACCAAGGAAAAGGGTCTGGAGTTCATCGGCTACGTGGCCAAGTTCGCGCCGATCATTGCTCGAGGCCAGGCCTCGCGGATCGAGCAGCACATCTTCCAGGACCAGCAGCCCGATGGCACCAGTCGGCAGATCCAGGCGTTCCGAGTTCGCTTCGCCAGTGGCTTCCGTATCACGGCACTGTCCTCGCGCCCGGAGAACATTCACGGCCTGCAGGGCGTGGTCGACCTGGACGAAGCGGCGCTGCACAAGGACGTGGCCAAGGTGCTCGAGTCGGCCACCGCGCTGCTGATCTGGGGTGGCCGCATCCGCGTGTGGTCCACCCACCGTGGCAAGAAGAACCCGTTCAATCAGCTGGTACAGGACGTCCAGGCAGGTCGCTACGGCAAGAAGGCCGGGGTCATCCGCATCAGCTTCGATGATGCGGTGTCCAATGGCCTGTACGAGCGGGTCTGCGCCATGCGTGGCAAGGTGGCCACCGCCGAGGGCAAAAAGGAGTGGTACACCGCCATCCGCTCGGCCTACGGCCCGCGCAAGGCCGCCATGCGCGAGGAGCTGGACGTCATCCCGCGCGATGGCGATGGCTCAGCCATCCCTTCGGTCTGGATCGATCGGGCCATGCCCGAGGTCCGGCCTGTGCTGCGCCTGGTCTTCGATGATGACTTCCCCAAGCGCTCTGAGAAGGAGCGCGAGATCTGGTGCTCGGTCTGGATTGCTACCACGTTGCTGCCAGTGCTCCGTGCTGCGGTGGCCGGGTTCACTGGGCGCTGGGCGATCGGCATGGACTTCGCGCGCCACCGTCACTTCTCGGTCATCAAGCCTGCCAAGGTCGGGCAGGATCTGCGCCGCGACGTGCCGTTCCTGATAGAGATGGCCAACGCGCCCACCCGCCAGCAGGAGCAGATCCTGTGGGCGCTGCTGGACGCGCTGAAGGAAGAATTCCCTGGTCGCTGGTCATTCGCCGGCGATGCCACTGGTCCCGGCCAGACCTTGATGGAGTACACCGGCGACCGCTACGGCCGGGCTGAGCTCGATACCGAGACGGGCCGCTACATCGGTGGCCCAATCCACGAGGTCACCCTGTCGCGCCCCTGGTACGGCGAATGGATGCCCAAGTACATCGCGCTGTTCGAAGACGGCTTCCTCAGCCTGCCCAGGGACGCGTCCCTGGAAGACGACCACCGCGCAGTGGAGTACGTCGACGGCATCCCGATGGTGCCGCGTCTGGAACGGAAGGACCTGCAGGATCCGGAGCTGGTCCGTCACGGCGACGGCGCGATCGCCGGCGTGCTGATGCAGTTTGCCGCGCTCAACCACGTCACCTCGGTGCCCATCGAGTTCCAGGCGGCCGGCGCTCGCGCCTACATCGGCGACGGCCGAGCCGACGGCGTGGCCACCGTCGTGACCGATGATGCCTTTGGGACGGTCAGCGGCGGCAATGATTTTGGAGGATTCGCATGACCACCGCCCGCCCAGAGATTGGCCGCGAGATTGCCACCACCGCCGATGGCATCGACATCACCCGTGGCTACACCGGGCCGCTGCTGCTGCCCTTTGACAGTGTGCTGCGCAATCGGGGCGGCTACGACCTGCAGATCTATGAGCAGGTGCTCTCCGATCCGGAGGTGAAAACCACCTTCGGCTCGCGCCAGGACTCGGTGGTGGCCTGCGAATGGCAGGTGGAGCCTGGCGGCGAGAAGCGCATCGACCGCCAGGCGGCAGAGTATCTGCAGGAGCAGCTGCACGGCATCGGCTGGGACAACGTCACCCGCAAGATGCTGTTTGGCGTGTTCTACGGCTATGGGGTGGCCGAGATCCTGTACAAGGTCGACGGCACCCGCATCGGCCTGGAGGCGATCAAGGTCCGCAATCGCCGACGCTTCCGCTACGGCAAAGAAGGCGATCTGCGCCTGCTCACCCAGACCCAGATGACCGAGGGCGTCCCGGCACTCGCGCCGTACTTCTGGAACTTCTGCTCCGGTGCCGATCACGACGATGAGCCCTACGGCCTGGGGCTGGCGCACTGGCTGTACTGGCCGGTGCTGTTCAAGCGCAACGGGCTCAAGTTCTGGCTGATCTTCCTGGAGAAGTTCGGCATGCCCACCGCAGTGGGCAAGTACGACAGTGAGGCGACCGATCCGGAGAAGGCCAAGCTCCTGCAGGCCACGCGCGCGATCCAGACCGACAGCGGCATCATCATGCCCAAGGGCATGGAGCTGGCGCTGCTGGAGGCCGGGCGCAGTGGCACGGCCGACTACAAGGCCCTGCAGGACTACATGGATGCCACCATCCAGAAGGTGGTGCTGGGCCAGACCGCCAGCACCCAGGGCACACCCGGCAAGCTGGGCAACGACCAGCTGCAGCGGGAAGTGCGCCGCGACATCATCACCTCCGATGCAGACCTGGTGTGTGAGTCCTTCAACAAGGGGCCGGCGCGCTGGCTCACCGAATGGAACTTCCCCGGCGCAGCCATCCCACGGGTCTACCGCGTCACGGAAGAGCCGGAGGATCTGGACGCCACTGCCAGTCGCGACAAGAAGATCCTCGACCTGGGCTACAAGCCCAAGCAGGTCTACATGGACCAGACCTATGGGGACAACTACGAGCCTGTCCAGGCGCTGCCGGAGCCACCTGCGGTACCGACAGCGATCGATGGGCCGCAGTTCGCTGATGCCGGCGGTACGGTGGGTAGCCTGCTGCGCCGGCACTATCCGGCGGCCTTTGCCGACAGCACCCCGAAGGCACCTGATCCTGCCATCGGCCTGGGCCAGCAGCTTGATCGGCGACTGTCGCCCCTCGGTGCTGGTTGGGTGGAGCAGATCCGCCAGCTGGTCGATGAGGTCGATTCGCTGGAGGAACTGCGCGACCGGCTGTTCGAGCTACATCCGAACATGACCCTGGACGACTACGCCTCGGTGATGGCCGATGCGATGACGGCAGCGACGCTGGCCGGCCGCAGCGACGTCCAGGGCGCAGGAGGCTGATCAATGGCTGGGGTTGCCTACGCTCAACTGCCGTTCCAGGAGCAAATCGAGTTCTTCCGTCGCAAGAAGAACGTGCTCACCGAGAGCTACCTGGACGTGTGGGACGCCCAGCACGACACCAGCTTCATGGTGGCCGGTGCCAACCGTGACGCACTGCTGGCCGACTTCCGGCAGTCCATCGACCGTGTCATCGCCGAAGGCCGCACGCTGGAGCAGTTCCGCGAAGACTTCGACCGCATCGTGGCCACGCATGGCTGGGATTACAACGGCGGCCGGAACTGGCGCTCGCGGGTGATCTACGAAACCAACCTGCGTCAGAGCTACAACGCCGGGCGCTGGGCCCAGCTGCAGCAGCTGATCAAGGTACGGCCGTTCTGGCGCTACAACCACAACGATGCCGTCGAACACCCCCGGCCACTGCACGTGTCCTGGAATGGCATGGTGCTGCGCCATGATGATCCTTGGTGGCGCTATCACTATCCGGCCAACGGCTGGGGCTGCCAGTGCTACGTCGATGCGCTCAACGAACGCGATCTGCGCCGCTTGGGCAAGGACGGCCCCGACACGGCCCCTGAGGTTGTGATGCAGTCGGTGACGGTCGGGCAGCGCAGTCCCGGTGGACCGCGCACGGTGCTGACGCCGGCAGGCGTCGATCCTGGCTTCGGCTACGCGCCTGGAGCAACGGCGGACCACTGGCCCGGCGGGCGTGGTGGTCCGGTCACACCGCCCTCGCTGACAGGCCAACTGACCTCCGCTCTGCAGAGTGCACTGGAGACGGGCGCGCGGCTGCCAGCGGCGCCCGCTGCCGCCAGTGCCGCCCAGGCCTTGGCGCGGCCGCGTGCCAGGGACGCCCTGCAGGCCGGCTACGCCAGCTGGCTGGCCAGCATTGACGCTGATGCCGCCCACGCTGCCCGCTACCTGGCCGGAGCACTGTCGCCCGGACTGGTTTCGCAGCTGCAGCGTGCCGCCGTTCGCCCAGCGACGGCGGCCTTTGCTGTGTTGGCCGACCAGCTCCCCATCACTCGACCTGGCGCGGTGGCCATCGCCGCAGCCGAGCTGCCCATCCGCCTTCTCGATGCGGTGGCCATCCTGCTGGACGCTGCCGCAGGCCGCTTGCGCTATGTGCTGGCGGTGGGGCGTCCTGCCTTCATGGTGGTCGATGTGGCCATCTCGGAAACGGGCGTCAGCACGGTGCAGTCCCAGCTGCAGATGCTGATGCCCGCCGAACTCCAGCGCGGCGTTGCCGATGGCACGCTGCAGCTGCTGCAGGGAGAGATCTGATGGCGCAGTTTGAAGTCACCCTTGATTCGGCAACACCTGGTCTGGCCGATGCGCTGCGGCAGCTGGAGGGCGAGGCGCGCCAACTGATCTTGAAGGACTGGGGCGAGTACCTGCTGAGGTCCACGCGCGAGCGGGCCGCAAAGGAGCGGGACCCGACTGGACGTCGATGGCGCGCGCTTGAGCCCAGCTACAAACGCTGGAAACAGAAGAAGCGCCCCGGCGTGCCGATTCTGAAGTTCGATTTCCACATGCTCGGTGACATGGCTTCATGGCAAACGGACGGGAACGATGCCGTCCTGGTCGGTACCAATGCACCCTATGGCGCCATCCACCAATTCGGCGGCACCATCCAACGCGCCGCGCGTCCGGCCAATATCCACCTGAAGACGGGTAAGGGCGGCAGCCGGTTCGTCAAAGCCAGTCGTGGGAACGCGCGCTACAAGCGCTCGGTCACAATGCCTTCGTACACGAACACCATCGCTGCTCGTCCGTGGCTCGGTGTCAGTCGCGAGGATGAGAAGGAGCTGCTGGATATCGCCCAGGATCACGTGAGCGGCGCCTTCGAGTGATCATCGCGTAGGAGGCGCTGTGCGCGCCTCCATGCCGGGGCCGCCACACTCGGACGTCATTGGGGACTGCTTGGTGTCTGACACGCCTCTCTGGCGTGTTCGCGGCCAAGAGCGCGCGGGGTCTTAACTGCTGCTTCCTGCAATGTCGCAAGAGTGATCATTTCTTGCGGACCGCGGTCCCAATACATGAGACAGCGGTGCGGGAAAACTGGCGGCATGAACCAGCCCGCCGCCACCCTGCAGATCTTCAAAGCCGGCACGCACGTTGCCGAAGACGGCCGCACGCTGACTTTCAGCGAAGCGGATGTGCAGCAGATCGCCGATAGCTACGATCCGGCACTGCATGAAGCACCCATCGTGGTGGGCCATCCCAAGACCGACGATCCGGCCTATGGCTGGGGCAAAACCCTTCAGGCCAAGGACGGCCTCCTCGTCGCCGAGCCGCACAATGTTGATCCTGCCTTTGCAGAGCTGGTCAACAACGGGCGCTTCAAGAAGATCAGCGCTTCGATCTTCATGCCCGATTCGCCGGGAAATCCGACGCCGGGCAAGTACTACCTGCGCCACATCGGCTTCCTGGGCGCGCAGCCGCCGGCGGTGAAGGGACTCAAGTCAGCCTCGTTCGCTGAGGGCGACGATGCCGCCTGCTTTGCCATGTCGCTGGCCCCACTGGGCTGGACGCTGACGGACCTGTTCCGCCGCTTCCGCGACTGGCTGATCGACACCCAGGGCCTTGAGACGGCCGACCAGGTCATTCCCGACTGGCAGATCCGTGGGATCGAGAGCAGCACACGCGATGACGACGAAGCGCGCAACTCAGCCCTCTTTTCGTCGCCATTGCTCACCCAGTTCCCGCGCAGCGCCATCGGCGCGCCAGCGCCCATCCCGGCAACGCCTCCCACTCGTGAACAGGTCAAATCGGAGATCGACCCCATGTCCCAG